GGCGCCCGCAAAACCAGCGGCGTGGGTCTAACAGACCACAACATCCTCCGCCGCAGCGGTTTCAGCGTCTCCAGCCCCAAAGCCCCCTGGAAAATCCGCGACAAGATCACCGCCGTCAACACCGCCCTACTCGATGCAACTGGAACACGCCGCACCTACATCCACCCGCGCTGCAAGGAACTGATCAAATCCTTACGTACTCTTACCTACGCCCCTGGAACGGGCCTCCCGAACAAAAACCTAGGCGTGGACCACGCCTTCGACGCCTTCGGGTATTTATGCCTACAACAATTCAACCTTGCCAAGGCCGGCAGCATGGGCCAAACCAGTTATCGCCTCTACTAACCCACGTAGACTGCAACAAAGCACTGGTGCGATGCCACTAAAGCGCGGCTATTCCCAGAAATCCATTTCCGAAAACATTCGGATGCTGGTGAAGGAGGGTTACGACCAAAAGCAAGCCGCCGCTATTGCTTACGACACCGCCCGCAAGGCGAAAAAAGCCGCTCAACAACGCAAGAAGTAACCATGGCACCCAAGAAACGCGGCCTTTACGCAAATATCAACGCCAAACGCAAGCGCATCGAGGCTGGCTCGGGCGAAAAGATGCGCAAACCGGGCAGCAAAGGCGCCCCAACTGCATCAGACTTCAAGAAAGCCGCCAAAACGGCTAAGAAACGGAGAAAGTAATGGCCCTGACAATCTCTCGCGGCACCAATCTCGTGGAATACCACGAGTCCACCCCGCTTACATCCGTCAACGACGCCCTAGAGGTCCACGCCGACAGCAGCGAGTTTACCTTCGCCGCAACAGTAACCGGCGGCGCCAACTTCACCCTCGCCTTCGAGACTAACTTCAACGGCGGCGCCAACTGGTACGAACTAGATACCAGCAAAACTATTAACTCCGACGGCCAATATATCTATTTCTATACCGGAAAACCCTGCAACAAAATACGTATGCGCCTTGCATCCATCAGTTCTGGCACACCAAGCATTGTCCCTCACATTGGTGTTGCTTATCACGGCTAATGGCAATCCAGACAGTAAACGGAGGCTGTGTCCACATCGAAATAGATGCTGAAGACGGCCTCACGCACGCCACATTCGTCTTCAAATCCCCCCAGAACCCCGAAATTCTGGGCGGATTTGTGTCAATGTTGGCCCAAGGCATCGAAGTGCTGGTGCCAATCAACGACCCCGACGACGAGGAGGACGACGATGATTGAGTATCGCGGCGAAAAATTCGACGGTTACAACAAGCCCAAACGCACCCCAAAACATCCCACTAAATCACACGTAGTCCTCGCAAAAGAGGGCGACCAAGTGAAACTAATCCGCTTCGGCCAACAGGGCGTCTCTGGATCACCCAAGAAAGCCGGCGAAAGCGAGGCCGACCGCAAACGCCGCGAGGCGTTCAAGGCTAGGCACGCAGCTAACATTAAAAAAGGAAAGATGTCGGCCGCCTACTGGGCAAACCGCGAAAAATGGTGACTAAATGACCTACTCCGTTCCCGGCCGCATCCGCACCCACCTCGTCAGCTCCACCTACATGGGTGGTTCTGATAATCCCTTCACGCGCACCGCCGCCGTGATGGACCAGATGAAGGGCTGGGAAATCATGAAAGCTGTGACACTCGGCACCGAGTATCTCCGCGAAAACAGCGAAGCCTTCCTCCCACTGGAACCCCGCGAGGATTACACGGCGTACCTCGGCCGTGTAAACCGCGCCGTATTTTCTCCTTACACGCAGCGTTTGATTCGTGCCGCCGCCGGTCTGATCCTGCGCAAACCGATCACGTTGACCGGCGACTCGTACTGGACCGAGGTGTTCTCGAAAAACGTAGACGGATGTGGTTCTGACCTGGATGAGTACGCCCGCCGCAGCCTGATCTGCGCCCTGACCTACGGGCATTGCCACACACTGGTTGATTTCCCGGCCCCTTCTGGCGCCCGCAGTTTGGCGGAAGAACGCGCCTTAGGCCGCCGCCCGTACTGGATCGAGATCGACCCCGCCAACATCTACGGCTGGCGCTTGGACCGCGAGGTCAACTACGGCAACTTGATCCAGGTCCGCATCGCCGAAAAAGCGGTGCTACCCGACGGCGAGTTCGGCGAAAAGGTATTCGACCAAGTACGTGTCATTGAACCCGGCCGTTACCGCATCTACCGCCAGACAGAGACCAAGAAAGAACAAGTCGGCGGCTTCCCCTATCCAAACGCCTTCGACGCCACCACCAGCACCTCCGACTACGAACTGGTGGAGTCTGGCGACTACAGCTTGGGCGAGATCCCCCTCGTAACGCTGTATTCCAACAAGATGGACACGATGGTGAGCAAGCCCCCGCTGCTCGACATCGCCTACCTGAACCTGGCGCACTTCCAGCGCCAAGCCGACCTAATCCACAGCCTCCACATCGCCTCCCAACCGATGCTTGTCCTAGAGGGCTGGGACGATCAAACCAAGGACATGGCGGTGAGCGTCAACTACGGCATCGCCACCCAACCGGGCAACAAGATCTACTACGTGGAGCCTGCAGCCAACGCATTTGATGCGCAGACCAACGAGATCCGCGAACTGCAACAGCAGATGGCGACGCTTGGCATTAGCACGCTGAGCCAGCAGAAATTCGTCGCCGAGTCTGCCGACGCCCGCCGCCTAGACCGCGTAGACACCAACTCCATGCTCTCAATGGTCTCCATGGACCTGGAGCAAAGCCTGCAGCGCAGCTTCAACCTCGCCGCCGCCTATCTACAGCTGGAACCACCCGAGGTGAGCATCAGCCGCGACTTCGACATCGACCGCCTGATCGGGCAAGACATCACCGCCCTTACTGCACTATTCGGCCAAGGCGTACTGGATCGTGACGAGTTCCGCCAGATCTTGGTCCAGGGCGAAATTCTCTCGAACGCATCGGAATCCGTGTAGTGCAGTAGAGTGCATCTGCACTTACATCTTTGTCATGGCCGAATCGCTTGACAAAGTTCTGCAACCGGACGGCACCTACAAGTGGCAACTTGTGGATTTGACCGACGCTTATGTCGGCCGTGGACCGTCTGCACCTGCAGAACCCGCCACACCTCCCAAGCCAAAGCGCCGCACCAAGGCCGAAGAAACCATTTCCCAAACCGCTGAGTACGAGTTCTGAGTATGGAAGAGCAAGTCATCCAGGAGACACCCGTGGTGACTCCTGACCAGCCCGTGGCTGGAGCCGACACCGCTCCTCAACCTGACAATTCTGCGGCCCTCCGGGCTGACTACGAAAGTCAGATTGCTGCGTTCAAAAAACAAGCTACTGAAGCCGAGGAAAAATTCCTGGGCATCAAAAACAAGCTTGACGAGGTGTACAAAAAGCAGGACGACCAGCGCAAGAAAACGCTGGAAGACCAAGGCCAATGGAAAGATCTCTGGGAGGAAGCCAACAAAACCGCCCAGGAAAAAGACCAAACCATCGCCGACCTCCAACGCCAGCTGGAAGACCTGCGCACATCAAACGAACACGCCGCCCTCAAAACAACAGCGCTCTCCGCTATTAACCAGGCTGGAGCAATCAACTCCGAGCAAATGCTCCTGTTGTTGCAAAACAACCTGCGTAAAAACGACAGCGGCAGTGTTGTTGTATTGAATGGAGGCGTTGAACAAGACATCAACACCTATCTTTCCAACCTTAAGAATCCCGGCTCGGGATTCGAGCATCATTTCAAACCGAGCAGTGCTGCTGGGATGGGTGCCAAACCGACACCTAATTCCACGATTGCCCCTGGAATGGCTAACCCCTGGAAGGAAGGTAGTATTAACTTAACGAGGCAAATGGCCTTGGAAGCCTCCGACCCTGATCTCGCAGCCGTGCTGAAGAGAGAAGCGGGTCGGTAAGTCCCCGTGGGACACCCCCAATTCAGGTCTGTGACTTGAACCCCAAACCCACCCACCTTTTGGAGTCTTGAAATGGCCGCACCATTTCAGAATTATTCCGGCGGTGTCCTTCTCGCGGATATCGTCAAGCGCAATAATCTCAGCACCTACGTGTCTGAGGCGATCAAGGAGCGCAGCCTCTTCCTGAAGAGCGGCGCTGTTGTTCGCAACTCTCTGCTGGATGCCCGCGAAGGCGGCACCCGTATTCAAGTCCCCGAGTTCAACCCCGTGTCTCCCACTGAGGAGATCATGGACGGGACTGCCACCTGGGGTACCAGCACTGCTGGCTATCTGACTCCCCAGAAGATCGGCACTGCTACCCAGATCGCAACCATCTGCCATCGCGGTTTCGCGTATGCAGTGGACGACGTTGCGATGCTGGCCGCTGGGGAAGACCCCATGCTGCACATCCGCAACCAGCTTGCTGATGCGATCAACAAACTGAACAGCGCCCGTCTGTTCAGCCAACTGGCTGGTCTGTTCGGCACCGCTCTGAGCGGCCACTCCCTGGACGTTGCTGTTGGCGCCACCTCGGGTCAAGCCGAAGCCAACTTCCTGACCGCTGCCACCGTGGCACGCGGCCGCGCCCTCCTCGGTGAGCGTGGCGAC